ATTAAAAGAAGTAATACTTTGTTTTAAAGCGTTACGTGTTAATGGAAATTCTAACATATCTGAAACTTTTTTAGATATATTTTCACATATTCTTAGTGTAATATATAAACTAGCATTATTAATATGTTTAGTTGCAATATTAGAAGCTTGTGCAGCTATTTTCTGTAAACCTACTAACGTATCTTTATCAGCTAAACTACCATCTCTTGCTTCATTTAATCCTGTCACATCTCTTATCATTTGTAAATAATAATTGTATGTGCTAATTAAACTTTGTATTTTTGCTTGACCGTTACCAGTTTGTAATTCTTGCACTGGTATCTTACCTCTATTTAATTCACCATCTTGCGTAAGTGATCTACCAACTACAGAACCAGTTTGGAAATACATGTTTAATGCTTCGGATGGGTTGTAATTTGTTCCATTACCTAAATCAACCTCTGCAAGACCGTCCATATCTAAAAAAACACCATCTGGTACCATTCTAGCTATAACCTGTTGTAACTTTAAATGAGTTATTTGAATCATGTCTGCAAAACCAGTAATTCTATTTACTGTAGAATCAATACGGCCTTTATACATACGTGGAGCACATATAGCATAATTCATTTCTACTTTTGTAGTATCTGCTTTTGGTCTTGTCATGTTAGGACATAATTCCCATCTCAATAAAATGTTTGTACCTAAAACTTTTACTCCTCTATATAAAGTTTCTATTGTTCTTCCTACTGCTTCAAAATTTTCACTTGGTGGTGGGTTAAAACTACTATCTTTTTGTATTACTTTTTGTAATCCCCACTCTGTTTCTTTTACTTTAAATACTTGATCGCTATAAGTTTTATATTCAAAATATAATAATGGAATAGTATTTTGATCCCAAGGACCATATCCATAACCATACATATAAGTTTTATCACCTTGATATTCTTGTATTCTCTCTAACTCACTATCAGGTATATCAGGAAATTGTTTAGCTATTTCTGGTAATGTAACTGCTTTTAATTCTCCAACATAATATATATCTTCGAAGTTTGGATCTTCTGTGTAAGAATATATTAAATAAGCTGGATCTACATAATCTACTGTTATACCATTTGCAGTATTAAAATTTGTTTTACAAGCACCAATACCACATGTAACCAAATCATAGTTTATTCTACGTCTAGTTAAATCAAACTTATTATAATCTAAAACTTGAGTAATAACTTCTTCTTCAGCAATTTCAATAGCTTGTTTATAATCTAATTGCATGTGTAGTTCTAGTTCTTCCATGTTATGAGGTAGTTCATCTTCAGGAATACTTGTATTAAACAAGGCTGTGTCTAATTTTTGCACTATCTGCTCCATTGTTTCTCTAGCAAATATATCTTGTGCTAACATTTCAGCGTAATTAGTACGTTTTTCTAATGCTTGAGGATCTTGAGCAAAAGCATTTATATCGTAATCTTTATTAGATATACCGTTAGTTAATATATCTACAAATTTAGAAACAATAGGAACTGGTTTCCAGTCCAAATTTAAATATGATAAATCTCCATTGATAGATAATTCATCTTTATATTTTTGAGTAGGTTGTTCACCTCTTGCATATAATCTTAATCTATTATAGTTGTTCCAAGTAGTCAAATATCTATTTCCATTTGTTCTACCTTGACTAAACCACTCTTGTTCTATAGCTTGAGCAACTTGCTCGCCATATTCCCAGCTAGCTTTTTCAGCATCACTAACCACTTGGCTAGGGAAAATACTATTACCATTAGTGTATATACTCTTCATTTAATCTATAATTTTAGATAACAACCCACTATTATCATATTTTTTTATTCCTAAATCATAATTTTGTCTAATAATTTTAGGAACAGGTCTATATTTATTTTTATTACAAGCCATTATAGCTAGCCCTGAACTAATAGAAGCATCATGTGTTGTTCTGTTGTTTATATCAAATTTAGCCCAATCTTCTAAAGTTCTTTGAAAGTAAACATCTCCATATGTATTATCATCACGTAATCCTACATATGTTTCTATATAACTTTCTATTGCCGCAGCATGTGCTTGTTTAATGTCTTCACTAGAGTTAGGTATTCCACCTATTTCTCTTTCTGTTACAGATAATTTATTATATATTTTATCTGGTCTGTTCATTGCAAAACCTCTATATCCTCTACGTTTAAAATGATATAACAATCTAGGTTTATTGTTTTCAGCAAGTATCGGCATTCCGTAAAATATACAAGCCATTAATACATCTTCAAAAAATATTTCAGCTGTTTGTGGTCTAGCTATATATTCTAAAAAGAAATGATTAGGTGGTATGTCTTCCATGCTAAACTTAGTTAATCCATGCAGTGATCCTTTTGATCCACGCTTATCCACCGTACCTGATATATCATAACTATCACATCCAAAAGCTCCTAAATGTTCATTACCAGGATATTTTTTACCTAATTTATGTATTAAATTATTTTGTAATCTTATAGGTGGTATCCAAGATATAAAAAATCTACCATTGTTTTGAGGAACAAATATAACAGAAGTATCTTTTATACCGCCTACCCACTGAAAATTTCCTTGAGTAACACTTGTATCTCTAGTTTCCGCGTTCCAGTCTATTTGTTCGTATATCTTAGTAAGATTAAATAACGAAGACTTTGCTTCATCTCTAAACGCGTGTTCCTCTGTTCTAGGAAACTGTCTATAAAATTCATTTAAAGCATCTTGATCATCTTTTAATCCATCAACTTCATTTTGCCAATAACTTATAACTCCTAATGTTATAGGTAATCCTTGCGGTCCTTTAACAAGATCGGTTGGAGTGTCGAAAACAGGTACTCCATAAGAATCAATGTATCCTTCGTAGTTCCATTCCATAGGTATGAACAAAGAATAGAGTCCCGAACGAGTCTGTCCATTCGCATTTCTTTTTGTGACATCTGAGTCATAATATAATTTTTTAAAATTATCTCCTCCTTTATCTAATGCATTACAGGTTGAACCCATCATGCATTTACCAATAATTCTACTACCTAATCTTAACGTGGTTTTCGTAACCCTCCAGTTGTTGAGGATGTTGTTCGGACGTTCCCACTTCCCCGATTCATCATGGACGAGGAGTTTGAGTTTCTCCCCATCGTAGGAGTTATCCCCAGTGTTCTTCCAGTCGATTGTGGTGTCCAATCCCTGGAGATCGGGCGCGGTTTCGTTGGCGGTAAGTTTACGACGGGTGAGCTTACTTGCGGGGACACGGTAGGCAAGCTCGGTCTTTGGACGGTCCATTCCGTCCTGTATTGGCTTGAAAAAGAAAGGATAATTGGCCGATATTGGTACCACCTTATCTGTGAACATGGTCTTAGCATCAGGACCGGACTTTGATAATATACCATACCTACTGTCGGACGATATGGTTGCCAGGTTAACCACCTCTCCTGATGCCATGAAAGAAAACCCGGAACGCCTGTTCTTAAGGTAACACATCCCATAGGATCTTGAATCTGCCTTACAAGCTTCCCAGAAAATGAAGAATAATCTATTTGACTCCCTAAAGTCTGGTTTCCCAACATCAATTTTGGACCACTGCAGGTACATATAATGAGTGCCAGTAATGTAAGTAGGATTGCCTTTGTTATAAAACCAAAAACCTTCTTCTCTACGAGCAAATTCTTTATCAATGTAATCATACCATGTTTCTTTAAAATCTAATGGGTATTCTTCCCAATCAAATATTGTTTTAATTCTTTTTAATTCTTTAGGTAAAGGTTTATATTCAAATTTATCTGATTCAAATTTATAAATATCTTTAGCTTTTGGTAATGCTATTTTTAAATTTTGTATTTCTACAATATCACCTATTTCACCTGTTTTGCTTATAATTACAACATCGTGTTCCACATTATAACCGTATTCCCATTTTTTGTATCTATTATTTTTATTGAGAATCTTAGGTTTAATGTGGTTATCTAATATTTTATATAAATCTTGTTGATACATTATTTTGACCTCCCTTCTGCAAAACCTTTAAATTCTTTTGGTTTTTTAGTCTCTTGTTCTACTTTACCTTCAATAATATTTTCTTCTTCATTTATTTTAGATAATATTTCAAACGCATCAAATATTGCTAGTTTTTTAGTAGCTGCAGCATTTTTTAATCTATCAGCAGATATATCTGGACCAAAATCAATAATAGGTTCTTTAGCAACTTTAATTAATTCTTCAACTGCTATTCGCCCAGCTTGGATTATATTCCTTTTGATTTTTTTTATTTCCATAATTAATTACAATATCATTTGATTTCATACAATAAAGACGCTCATCGTCTATAAAAAACTCCCATTCAGCTCCAGGTTTAAATCCAATTACATCTCCTGGATTAATATTAGATGCTTCTAAGTTGTTATTACCTATTTTTAGTATACCAACATAAGGTTGCTCTTTTCTATTCTTTATATTGTCAGAATTTTTTATTGGCTTTACAAAGCATCTATCGCCAAAACTCTGCCATTCACCATTGTTTTTATACAAATATATTTGATCCGGTGAAACAAAGTATAAATCATTTTTAAAAAAAGATCTACTATTAGTTTGTTTACCTTGCATATTATAAAATCTTCTAAATACATTTTGGTGTACAACTATAGTGTCGCCTTTTTTTATATCACTAGTAATAGCCAACGGCGTAGATACAACTTTAGCAAATCTATTAACAAATTTCCAAGATTCAATTTTAGTATTTAAAATTAATTCTTTTTCACCTATTTTTTTACTGTTATTATATCTACCTTCTCCGATAGGCTTTACTATAAAATCATATAAACTATTCATTAATATTCTAAATCATATTCAATTGATATAGCCATGTTAGAATTAAACTTTTTCCATGGTAATACTTCATTGTTTTTCTTTATGTAAATATTATATGAATTATCTTTTTCATCAAATAAGATGTGAGATATTTCGTGACCACCATAAACTTGTTGACCTAAAGAATAATGCATAGCATCATTTTTATAGTCAGAACCTATACTGATCTTTCTTATTACATTATTCATCTTTCTTTATTTCAGTATACGTACCTTCTTCTAAATTTATATTATTTTTTCTGTTTTTTGAGGAAAAATCTTCAGATAATGTGAATTATCTTGACAGGTGGCAAAAAAAGTGTATAATACTGCCCGATAGCAATTAGAATTGATGACCCCATCGTCTAGTGGCCTAGGACACTGCCCTTTCACGGCGGCGACACGGGTTCGACTCCCGTTGGAGTCGTTTTTTATTTCTAAATCCAAAAAAGCTCCAATCCTATAGAGTTTTTTAAACATCAATGTTTACAATCTTCCCCTTTTATTTCGGTTC